CGTCATCTGAAGTCTTTGCGCTTCAGCCTCTTCCGATATACGAATATTCGGAACAACAAGTTTGTAACCAGACAGATCCAAGAGATCTTCGAACATTTCAGCAAGAGCAACAGACGAGAAGTGAGCCTTTACAAGGGGGTCCATTCCTACCTGAGAGCTAAAGAAAGCAGTAACATTCTGGACTTTCTCTGCATACTCTGCGAAATGTCTGGCAGCCATAGGAACTATTCTTCCATTGCCAGTAATGTCTTCAGGAGAGATTTCCTCAAAAGTAGCAACCTTTAATTCATCATCAAAGATACGAACTAAAGTTGAACCAGTCATCTTTCTCTTAGCCATCTCAAGCATCGCATTAAGCAATGGTTCGATTATCTGCTCTTCAAAGATCTGTACTTTAGTCTGGAAAACTCTTGAAGCCGCATTCTCAAGTCTCTGAACTTCATATGCTGTCTTCTCACCGGGAGTTCTAATACCTAGAGCTTCTTTAGGAGCTCCAGCCATTTCCTCCATCTTAGCTTCATACCAACCAACTTTATTGTCGATCATAAGAGAATTAGAATCAGGAGTAAGTAACTCTACATCACCATCATCACCAATAAAGATCTTCTCCATTGGCCCCCATTCGTAATCCTCAACGAAGCCTTTGATCTTCTGGACAGGATAAGCAGTAAGATCCATCAAATCTGCATTTAAGTTTTCAAGATGGTCTATTCTGTACTGCATTCCGACTAGATTATCCAGTGGTCCCATAGACCAGAGGTTGTCCTGTCGATCTCTCCAACCAGCGTGGAAGATCTGAGGGAATCCAAACTGCGAAGGATTAGGTTCCAATGATAGGACACGATGACGATCAACTACTCGAATGATATGGTTCTTATAGAATTTATCATTTAATTCATCGTAGATGTCACCAAAGAATGTTAACACTTCTACATAGTTGCTAGACAGATACATCTGGTACGAACCAAATCCATCGACTCTTAAAGACGTATCTTTATAAGTCTGGCCGTAATCTACCCAATTGGCAGCTCTGTGCCTAATCTCAAGCATGTATTTCCAGAGATCATCCAGATACTTTTTATTCTCTTCAGTAGACTCCTGTTCAATTAGTTTCTTGACTTCACCTAGTGAGATTAAAGCCTTTACTATCTTAGGAGACTCAGTGAAAGAAGCAGCCAATGGATTGAAAACTGTATCAAGAGGAGATAATCTCTTTGCTATAGGTCCTGTGTACCCTACGGCTGTTCTGTCTTCCAAGAACTGTGTTTCATCTTTCCAAGCTGGAGCAGCAATTGCATTACCATAATCTATATAATCTAAGACAAGGCGAGAGACTATGTTCTTAAAATCACTACGATCTATAACATAATACATAAAGTCCTGAATGGCTTTTCGCTTCTCAGGTTTATCAGACTCTTCATCAAAGGCAATCCAATCTAACCACTTCCTCTTAGGGAAGAGGGCCTTCATATAGTTAGCGTAAAGGTTATCACGAATCTGTGTAAGCTTGGGGAGTGTCGTAGAGTTCTTCCAAGGAAGAGTTCTATTAGTAGTAGTGGAAGTATCAGTAGCGTAGAGATACCTCTTTAATTCGTCCCACTTACTAAGTGTAGTGACTCGCTGCATATTGTAACGGTTCCAGATCTCGGCAATTCTCATACCAAGATCATCTTTAACCATTACACTTTCAAAATCAAAGACTGTACCAGTCACTAAATTCCTCCAAACCTATTACTTACAGTTGGATAGTATTTCATTCTTGCACTTGGTTTAAATAGATTTGCAGAAGGGGGCAAAGCAATCTCAACAGCACTAGCTAGGGCATCTTTAACATCATCATGAGGAGGATTCTGAAGGATCAGTTCTTCTTCAAGAGTTTGACAGTCACCACCAATGTAGTGCCACATCTGCCTGTTATTGTACTTAGGCTGTAGGATAGCTGATATTCTTTCTTGTTTCGTGCCGATATGTCTTGTAGGAACGTACTCTTCTACAGAGAGCGCCAGACCATTAGGTCTAATATAGTTCTGCTTCAGATCATTAACGATTGTCTTCTGAGCACCAACTACCTCGGCTCTGAGCTTTCTGAAATTCCACTTAGTATGTAGACGAAGAATGTGTTCGTAATACTCAGAAATTTTACCGGACTTAAATCTATCTACTTCTAAGACATAGTAGTTATTCTCAGAGTCCATTCCAACAACAACTATACAGGTGTAATCGGCTTTCTTAGAGACGACATAAGCAAAGTCCACAGCTGCAAAGACATTTAATTTTCTGTCTTTAAAGTAGAGTTTACCATCTGAATATCGAAGATGTTTCTGTTCGTAGTACTGGAAGTTATCTCTGCCAATAGCAGCTCCAGACAAATCATTAGGATCGTTGTAGTACTGAGCTCTGAACTGTGTAGCATCTAAGTACTGAGCTCGTTTGATCTCTAAGATCTTACGATCGAAACCAAACCACTTTCCATCAGATCTCTGCTGCCTTGGCCAGAGATATTCTCCTGAACCGTCACCTACTGACTCAACCTGCCTTTCAAAGACCTCAAAGAGGAATTCATCCCCTGTAACCTCTCCAATATCGTTAAAGAAGGGGACTGTTTTTGCTGAGATTGATCCGTAGAGGTCATTCGGGTGATATCTCGTTCCGACAATCCATTCTTTTGCGTCCGCCCCTTCAATAGAGGCGAGTAAGGAATATTGTCTCTCGACTTTAGAACGTCCCTCTTCCGTGTAGGCATTTTCGAAGATAACGACGTCATCAAGGACTGCGATATCGCAGTGGAGACCCGTAATCGTTGTGGTAAGACCTGCGGCGAAGATCGTACTATCGCGAATTGCTTCCTGTTTACGCTTGGGATGGTCAACCGAGAATTCTCCTTCTGTCCATTTCTCTCTTTGGGATTTGTCTTCATTCACCATTTCAGGCCAATAAAAACGATACTTATCAGAAGTTAAGATATCCCCAATAGCCTTTACCTGCTTCGTAGCAAGACCAGAGGTGCTGGAGACATACATAATTCTAATGGCAGGGTTCTTAGTTATCTCCCAAGCAACCCGATAAGCAATCATTGCTGATTTACCATGATCGCGAGGTAGAAGAACTAATTGGTGAGACTTAGCGTCTTCTCTTGTCCACCAGTTTATAAGGTCTCTATGTACCCCACCAAGAACTCTCTGAGGATGAACAATATTAATAAAATACTCTAGGGACTGCTCAGCAGCTTCTTTAACTAGTTTCTTTTTATTTTCTAAACTCATGGAACATTTATTACAAAAGGAATTATTGTAGTCATCTTATAAGGAACCCAATTAATTTAATAGAAGCCCCAAGAGCTACACCTAAGACAGCTGCGAAAAGAGTAAGGATTTTCCAGGTAGTAGAAAAAATAGTTCTAGAAGTAAGTAGAGTATCTTTGATCTGTTGTATATCTGTTTTTACAGATCTGATATCATCTTTTACATTACGCAAGTCTTCCTTCATGGTATTGATATCAGACTCCATTCTACCTATATCTTTCTGTATTGTGATTAATCCTTCAGACATAGTAGAACTTTATGAAGTCAAAGAATTTCTGAGATTTAAAAGACTTGTAGTTATTGCTTCAGCTTGCCATCTTCCGAGAATAGAAGATCCATAACTACTTAAATGAGAACCATCTCCAGCAGCCATCAAGTAGTCTGCATTACCTACCCCTGTGGTTGCTGAGGGATTTCCTGTCCCGGAAATAGGAGCACCCGGTACTGCATTAATTATTGGGACAAAGACAGAAAAAGGATCTAGAAAAGAATCAAAAGCGGATTTGACTGCAGCTTCATTTTGAGTAGAAGAGAGTGTTCCACCATTTGCTCCAGCTACGGGATACGCACCCATTTGGATTATCAAGGCATTAGGAAACTGATCTCTGGCGGCCTTTAATGCAGCTAGACAATTACTAGTCACATTTGCTGCACTCTGATTTTTATCATTTAATGAAGCTCTCATTAAGATAACATCAGGAGTCCCACCAATAGAAAGGTCTCCGTTATTAACCCTGTCCAAGAAATTATAGCCAGAGTTAGTATTTACAAATCCTGTACTGGCTGCTCCAGATTGAACGTGGCTTTGCCAGCCCATCCAATCAGCGCAAACGTAGTCAATACCGTCTGCTAAGTGTGTGGCGGCTGTGCCTACCATCCAGCTATCGCCGAGAGCTACACTTCTTATAGAAGGATCAGCTGCTCTGTGGACCTTTCCAGTAGCTGAAACATAGACACCAACAAAGGCTTGATTTAATTGTGTCTCAACAATAAATTCTCTGATATTTCTAGTACTGAATTCATAAGAAAAATATCTAGTACCACTGGTGGCTCCGGGCACTAATCCAGTCGTATCAAGGTACTGCCCATCTATAAGAATTCTATAAGCTCTGGAAGATCCAGCTAAACGGAGGGTTACCTTTTTGTCTTCTACAAGGAATCGTATTCTTGAAGCAGAGCAGTATCCTCCATCATTGAGTCCGGTATTACCCCCTGTAGCGGCAATCTTTGCTGTTTTTATAACAGATTGAGACGATACATAGCTTCCAGACATTTGGAATAAAGTCGGATAAGTAGAGACTAGGTATCCATTAGTTTGAGCGACTGGGGCTGATGTACCATCATCAGTTACTGTTACAGTATCCCAATACACTCCCCAAGTTCTAGGATTCCCATAACTGGCAGCTGCTTTACTATTAAGGATTTTATTAAGAGTATCTACTCTAGAAGACTTGACTTTACTCCAAGAAGGTGGATTAAGGATTAGACTTGCCATCAGCCTCTGAACTCCACGGAAAGAACCACATTAGAGCTGGCAATAAATTTAATAGCACCAATATCTGCAGAGCCAGTTAAACGAAAAGACCTCTGCATATCCTGTGCAATAAAAGAGCCTCTAAGAGTAGAATCCACAGCCTTTACCGGTGTAGATCCGTCCAGAGTAAACACTACATCTCCTGTGACAGGCCAGAACCATACTTCCTTAGCAGTAGCGGGAACAGTTGTAATAGCCCCAGCAGCAGTTGTCAGAAGAGAAGACAAAGTCTGAGCGGTGGTTGTTACCGTAACTGTCTGATGACCTAAAGGTTTTATTGTCGAGTCTGTAACAGGAATACCGGGTATTGTTGATTCCGGTGATCCAAGAGCTTTTCCAAAACTATCTGAGATAGTGATAAGCTCAGATCCGTCATTCATGTATTTTCCCATTAATTATCCTCTAAAAGTTCTAGGTCTTTGAGGATAAGACTCTCTTCCTCGGCGGCCTGTTTAATCTCTGCTGTTATATCATCCTTGCTAGGTCTACCCCTTTTGGATGCCTGCTTGGACTGTGGTATTGCTGCTTCCCAAGAACGATCGATCAGTATCTTGTTAGCTTGGAATTGATTCTTTGACTGCTTGTCTTTAGCTTCATTCTTGATTACCAGAAGGGCTTCTGAGACTGTACGTAGATGGAGTTCTTTTCTCCATCGTGAAATATAAGGGACAAACCATTCACAACGACAAAGCTTTTCCCAGTGGTTCCAGCCTTCAAGATAAGTTGTGGCAAATGTGTATTCAGTTTGATCTCCCATATCCATGTAATACTTGAAGAGACTAGGATACGTGATTCCATCAACTGTATGGTCAGAATCTTTAAGAGTGTACTTAGCTTGTCTTAAGGAATTCTTGTTAGTTTCAAAGAATAATCCTCTTAAGAGTATTTGAGAATTATTTCGGAATTCAGTATCAAAGCCTTTTTGCATTTGAGTGGATTTGTCTTTCTTTATTGTAATTTATTATAATTCAATATATACTATATTATACCATATTTTGAGACAAAAGTCAAGACAAAAATGAATATAATAAAATATATTTTAAAAAAGACAAAGAAAATAAATAAAAATACAAAATTGGTCTTGAAATTTTAAAATTAGTTACTATATAATACTATAAGTACTTACTGATAGTGCCCTATAGGAATTACTCTAAGAGATTACTTAAAGTCTTTTTACTTACTAGAATGTTTATTAGACTACAGTAAGTATTACTTTAAGAGATTACTTAGAGTTATTAGTTAGAGTTAGTACTTAGAGAGTTACCGGCGGTTAGTGCTGGCAGTATTTTCCTGCCAGTATAGTACTTATAGTATTATATAGGGCAGATTCAGTAAATGTCAAGTACCTCGCATGCAAAAAGATGAAATTTATTGAAAATATTTTTGTAGTGAAAAGGAGAATTTCTTTTAGAAAATCTTAGGGTGCCTTTCACCCCCCGCCTAAGGGGGCCATCCCCCGGGGTACCGCCAGTACCGTACCGTTCGGTAACATTATGATAAGGCTCCCTTACTATGTGGTAATATGGTAGTGTATCTACCTGATGGTAAGGTATCCATATCATAAGGTATATTATATGCTTCCCTTAGCTTTTGTCCAGCCTAGATAATAAGGCTCCCTTATCAATATTACTAAGGCAACCGAACTATTAATTATAAGTCTCCCTTACAAGTGACTATCGTCACGCCTTATCAATAATCGTAAGGGAGTTATATCATATACCTTATCATCTGTTCCCTCACACGCGCATACGCTCTCGCGCGCGTTCGTCATACCCGCGTGGAATGCGATCACGGATTGTTAAAGCCTGTAACATTTGTTTACTTGAACCTGGTCCGAGGACATGCCATCTTCGGATCGTACCAGCCAGTCAGGCAGTCGCCTTGGCCCCTACCTCTCTCGCTGGTCTCACTCACACTGAGAGGGTTGTACCCAATGATCCGCCCATACAATCGCCAAGAGCGTATTGACCGTGAGCGTGGCGACTATCGCAATGAAGTCACGCCTACCGATCGCCTTGTCCAAGCTGCACAATACAAGCGGCAGTATCGGAACAAGCGCGAGCAAGTCATCGCCATTGATAGTGCGATACGTACTATCCTTGACGATATTTCCAAGCACACTAAGCGGGGCAACCTAGACAAGGTGATCAAGCTACATGACTTGCTTGACCAGCAACTAGCCCGCAAGGCTATCCTTTGGGCGGATCAGGAAGCGCTTTGGGCGGAGATAACCAAGGCCCGTAAAGAGCGCTCGAACAAAGAGGACTAACAGTCCCTCTTGACACGGCATACATGGGTCACTATGTATGTCTTACAAGGTGGATTGACAACCCATCTAGCCAGCCGTCTATCGATACGGTTAGGTCCACATGACCGTGGTGTAAGGTTAGCTCACGCTTTCCTATCATCATTCGTCCCG